AGATCAAAAAAGGAAACTCTCGAGGGCGTGAAGATAGGATTGGATATAGCGAAACAGGGAGAAGCTGAATAATGGATGAGATTGAGTTTGTAAAAAAAAGAATCAGAGAAAAGCTAAATCAGATAGCGGATCATATGGCCAACGGCGGATGCACTGATTACGAGCAGTATCAAAATTTGGTTGGTGTGATTAAGGGGTTAGGATTTGTAGAGGAGATCATTGAAGATATTGATGCAAAAAGAAATACTGATTAATATCCGTAATACGTTTAATTAACGCAGGCACTACGAGCCATAATCGTCAGCAAGGAACACATATGCAAGTAGCAGATTTAAATATATCGGAAGAGGTAAAAAAATTTTTACCTTCACCTCAGGGTTACCGAGTCTTAGTCGCATGTCCCGGCATAGATGAAAAAACTGAGGGCGGCATACTGATCGCAGACTCACTGCGCGAAAAAGAATCCACAGCATCTATTTTTGGCATGGTGATATCGCTGGGTCCAGATGCCTACCTAGACCAAGACAAGTTTCCGAATGGTCCTTATTGCAAAGATGGGGATTGGGTCATATTCCGATCTTATTCAGGCACTCGATTTAAAATCAAAGGTCATGAGTTCCGTCTCATCAACGATGACACGGTTGAAGCAGTAGTCGAAGATCCAAGAGGCATTGAAAGAGTATGAGTGAAGAAGATATCAAAGTAGAAGCTGAAAACTCCGCGTCAGAAGAATTAGAAATAATCATCGAGGATGACACTCCAGAAGAAGACAAGGGTCGCCCCAGACTGTCTGATGAAGAGATGGCTAAACCTGTAGAGGTTCCTGATGAAGAACTTGCAAACTATTCTGATGGTATCCAAAGACGCATCAAACAACTGACTCATCGTTTTCATGAGGAGCGTCGGCGGAAGGAAGAGGCAGAGCGCGAGCGTGATGAATCTTTGACGAGATTCAAATCAGAGTTTGAAAAACGTCAAAAAGTAGAGGAGACTCTAGCAAAAGGTGAAAACATTCTTGTCGATGAAGCCAAGAGTCGCGTTGATGCTGAGTTAACTCGCGCCGAAAGTGATTACAAGAGTGCATACGAGTCAGGTGACACTGATTCTATTGTGAAATCACAACGAGAGCTTGCTAGACTAGAAGCAGAAAAAGTTAGGCTTAACACTTATAGGCCCAAAGAATATGTTCCAGAGCAGTTGCCGGAACAATCTAGACCTAAGGTGCCCGAGCCAACCGAACGAGATAAACAGTGGTTGCAAGACAACCCGTGGTATCAAAATAGAACATCACCGACGTATGGAGAAATGACAGCAGTAGCTTTAGCCATACATGAGGCATACGTTGGAGAGGGTGGTGTGCCGGGTAGTGAGGCATACTATGATAGAATTAATGAGGGGGTCAGGAAAAGATTCCCAGAACAGTTTTCCGATACACAAAAGCAACCTGCTAATGTGGTCGCTCCTGCTGGTCGTGCAAACAATACATCCCGATCAGTAAGATTAACTGAGACGCAAATAAGGCTTTGTAATCGTCTTGGTATAACTCACGAGCAATACGCTCGCCAATTTTTAAAGGATATGTGACATGAGCAATCGCAAACCGAGGGAGTCGTCTACCCGAGAAAAAACAGAACGCAAAAAAGAGTGGAAGCCAGCCGCACGGATTCCCGATCCAGAACAGCAAGAGGGTTACTCTTTCCGTTGGATCAGGACAAGCACGTTGGGGCAAGCTGACAACACCAATGTATCCGCCAAATTTAGGGAGGGGTGGGAGCCTGTGAAAGCAGAGGATCATCCTGAATTACAGGTGATGTCAGATATCGATTCACGCTTTGAAGGGAATATAGAAGTTGGCGGACTCTTGTTGTGTAAAAACACAAAAGAGAATGTAGAAGCTCGACAGGAATACCTGCAAGACGTTAATGATCGACAAATGGAATCAGTAGACAACAGCTACCTTCGGGAGAATGATCCCCGCATGCCTGTCCTGAAACCAGAGCGGTCAACAAAAGTATCATTTGGTAGCGGTAACTCCTAGTTAATAGGGTTGCCGCAGAGACATTAAGGAGTAAGGAATGTCCTCAGTAGCGACCCCGTATGGTCTGGTGCCAGTACAAAAGATTGGTATGCAGGCGTTTACAGGTGCGTTTCGAGAGTTCCATGTAAAGGCCAATAACTCCGCCGCTATTTTTAACGGCGACTTAGTTGTTCTTTCTACAGCGGGACTGCCGAGCGCAGTATCAACAACACCTACAGCGATTAAAATCCCTGCCACTGCCGCAGATGCGACAGCCGGTATTATGGGAGTTTGTGTTGGCTCAAGATTTATTGACGCTAACTCATCGCAACTAACCTTCCGTAACTTCCTGCCAGCGGGACAAATCACCGCAGGTGCATCGGAAGTTTTTGTTCGAGTGCATGATGACCCAGATACGATCTTTCGTATTAAAGGCACACATGCATTAGGAACATTCAATAGTGGCACAGATGGTTCTGGCTTCGCCGGAGCAGTCGGTATGAATGCCGCTTTGAATTTCGACACCTCAGGCTCTACATCGACAGGTTTGTCTGGTGTTGCGCTGGCGGTAGGAACAAACGGTGGAAGCCTTGCGGCTACCTCAACACTCGCTTGTCGAATCATTGAGGTGGTCCCGGGAACAGAGACGGACACATATCCAGAGTTTTTTGTTAAACTCAATGTTGGTGTCCATTCATATCAAAACTCACTTGGACTAGCATAAGGAGCTAAGAAATGGCTATTTCACGTTCACAGCTTCTTAAGGAGCTATTACCGGGCCTCAACGCGCTGTTCGGGTTGGAGTACGATAAGTACGAAAACGAACACGCTGAGTTTTATGAGACTGAAAACTCAGAGCGTAGCTTTGAGGAAGAGGTCAAGTTGTCAGGCTTTGCGGCGGCACCTGTGAAAAATGAAGGCGCATCGATTACATTCGATACAGCGCAAGAAGCGTTCACAGCCCGTTACAATCATGAGACTGTTGCTATGGGATTCTCTATTACAGAGGAAGCCATGGAAGACAATCTCTACGATGCGCTGTCTGCTAGGTACACGAAGGCTCTGGCTCGCGCTATGGCTTATACCAAGCAAACTAAAGCGGCGGCACTGCTGAACAACGGATTTACCACTTTCCAGTCAGGTGATGGTGTGACACTGTTCAACACCGCTCACCCAACGGTAGAGGGTATTTCTAATAGGAACCGCCTGACTACAGACTCTGATCTCAACGAGACATCTCTTGAGCAGGCTGTAATCGATATAGCGGCTTTTGTTGATGAGCGTGGTCTGTTGATCGCGGCCCGTCCACAAAAGATGATTGTTCCTCCGGCATTGATGTTTGTGGCAACACGTTTGCTCGAAACAGATATGCGTGTCGGAACAGCAGACAACGATATCAACGCACTGAAGTCAAATGGTTCGATCCCACAGGGATATCGTGTGAACCACTACCTGACTGATAATGACGCGTTCTTTATCGTTACAGATGTACCAAACGGTTTGAAGCACTTTGAGCGGACACCGATGCAGACATCTATGGATGGTGATTTCGATACAGGTAACGTGCGCTATAAGGCGCGTGAGCGTTACTCTTTCGGAGTATCCGATCCACTAGGAATCTTCGGTTCACCCGGAGCATCTTAGTAGTGTGGGGGGCGTAATGCCCCCTTTACTTTTTCCTGACAAATTCACCCATAGGTGAATTTGACAAAGCCAAGACAGGAGAAACTCATGGCTAACACAACCTTCACAGGACCAGTCCGTTCAGAAGGCGGATTTACGTCGATCAGTAAAAATGCCGCGACTGGCGCAGTCACCACTCTTTCCAGCATTAGCTCCACAGGTGTCGCATCTTTCGATGCAAACACTTTATCGACAGAGGCAGGAACCGGAATTACCGGCGGAACAGGCACTGTCTATAGAAGCTCGGTGCAAAGAACGGGTGGAATCATCACCACGAATATTCTAATAGATCTTACAGGCTTACGGTCCACCGCAAGTGGCGATATCATTGGGGTAGATGGAACGTCTAACGTATGTCATATCGGACAAATCACTGCGGCTCGCAATGGGACAATTATTGCGGCAAGCATGGAGTGTTTCGAGGCCCCTACTGGTGGCGACCCTGACATCAATGTATTTTCTGCGACAGAGGGTACAGGGACAGAAGACGACGCCATTTCAGGGCTGACTGAGACACAACTGTGTGACTCAGGAGACTTGGCTCTAGGCAGTAACATATTTTTTACCGCCTTCCCAGCCGCAGATGAGTTCCTGTATTTAGTTGCCGGAGCGACCACAGACGCTGATTACACAGCAGGTAAAGTAGTGATCACTCTTGTCGGCACTGCGTAAGGAGAGTTGTCATGGCAATAATGGGTTCCGATGTAAACGTAAAACTCATCAGCGATGAAAATGCGTCAGACGATAATCGCATTGTTACAGCCTCTCGACCTGATACGACAGCGACACTGGCCAACACCACCTTTGCAGGTGGTGGGGCTAGGAACATCATTGTGACAACCACAGGTACTGGTGATAGCGGGAAAACGACCACTATTACAGGGACTGATGTGTTCGGTGACACGCTCACGGAAACAATCACGTCGACAGGCAGTGCTGAAGCAGTGGCTGGTGCGAAGTTATTTTTGACTGTTTCCGCCGTAGAGTGTTCAGCAAAATATGCCGCGAACATCAAGGTTGGTTCAGGAACCCTTTGTGCAGAAGCGGTTCGTGGGTCGATGAGGCTTCGGTTGAAAGGGCTGTCTGTTGTCTCTGGTGGATCTGTTGGAAATGTGGACTATTTTAATGGTACCCCGGAAACAGGGTCATCTTTATTCCAGTCACGAACTATTGGGACAGATAACACCACAGTGGACAGGACGATTCCGGCTGACGGAGTACTGTTTAAAAGCGGTATGAGTGTGAAGTACACAGTTGGCACAATAGATAAAGTGACAGTGTTTTTCACATGACGATTAAGTATAGGGGAGAAACATTCTCTGGTTACAATAAAGCCAAGAGGACACCGAGTCACCCCAAAAAAAGTCATGCCGTTCTTGCTAAAGAGGGCGACAAGATTAAGTTGATTAGGTTTGGTCAACAGGGGGTGAAAGGTGCTGGCAAGAGTCCGAAGAGTGCGAAGGATAAAGCGAGGAAGAAATCGTACTATGCTCGCCATGGCCCTTCACCGAAAACGAAGTTGTCAGCAAAATATTGGTCACATAAGGTCAAGTGGTGATGAAAGGACGAAGTAATAGACAGGTAGCAAAAGTCGCCCGTAAGCTCGAGAAGGCAAGCAAGGCTCATGCTCAACAGGCAAAGATCTTAAAAAAAGTTGCTAAGGCAAATGTGGGCGGACAGTTGAGGAAACTGATCGGCAAGACTGGTTTGCTTGGGGCAGTTAATGCCTTGAGAGGTAGATCGAAAGGTGGAGATGAGGCCCAAATCAACCCCCGCAACCAACCGGTAGATGAACAAGGTAACCCAACAAATCAACCTGTGCCGGGTGAGTTTCAGGTGAGCAGAACACTAACTCGTAATATTGCTGACACAGAACGTCCTGCCGGATTTGGTGGTGAAGCACGGGGGAAGGCCTTTGGTAATATCACGGGTCGAGCGTTTCGACAAACCGCTAGAGAATTTGACAGGATGTCTGGAGGCGGGGCAATCAAAACAGGACCCAAGAAAAAAATTAACAAGGTAATCAAAGGCTTAAAAAAGGCGAGCAAATTGCATGCGGGACAAGCGAAGTCTTTAGAAAGTGTTGTTAAGGTGCAAAGCGGTGGACTGATCCAGCCCGATGTAGAAAAAACAGCGGTGATGCGTAGGGACCGTAGAGCGTTAGATGGTCTGGCTCAACGCGGCATTACAAAGGGTATCCTGAAATAATGAGCATCAGTAGGTCGCAAATGACAAAGCAGTTGACGGGAGGTCGCATGATTGATGATCCAAAAAAAACGTATCAAGTAGACTCAACCGGTAACGATCAGAGAGATATGATAGAGGTTAGGGCAAAACAGGAGAGTCTGGCACCAGACCGATCCTTTGTTGCAAAAATGTCTAATGGCGGTAAGCCTAAGAAATCTAAAAGCAGGGTCAATGAAGCTGGTAACTACACCAAGCCGGGTATGAGGAAGCGTTTATTCAATCGTATCAAGGCTGGAGGAAAGGGCGGTAGCCCCGGTCAGTGGAGTGCGAGAAAAGCACAAATGTTAGCCTCTGCTTATAAAAAAGCTGGTGGAGGCTATAAAAACTGATGGCGTTAAAAAAGTCGCAACAGTCTTTGAAAAACTGGACAGATCAGAAGTGGCGAACCAAGTCAGGAAAGCCATCGACTCAGGGCAAAAAAGCGACAGGTGAGAGATATCTCCCTGAGAAAGCAATTAAGGCATTGTCCGATAAAGAATATGCGGCTACCACTCGCGCCAAGAGAAAGGCAAAAAAAGCGGGGAAGCAGTTTGCTAAACAACCGAAGCGTATCGCTAAAAAGACCGCTAAGTACAGGTAGATAATTTATGGCCGTGATCACACCAGACTTACCAGAACTTTTTGAAGAGGCTTATGAGAGAGCAGGCTTAGAGATGAGGTCGGGGTATGATCTGAAAACAGCCAGAAGATCTTTAAATCTGATTACTCTTGAGTGGCAAAACAGAGGCTTAAATCTGTGGACGATAGAGTCCGATACGATATCCCTTTCATCAGGGACTGCCACCTATACATTCCCTACAGGCACTATTGATGTTTTAGAAATGTCTTTGAGGACAGGCTCTGGAACGAATCAGATTGACTCTAACATTCAAAGAATCAGTGTATCGACGTATTCACAGCAGACTAATAAGAATACTACTGGCCGTCCAACGCAAGGATTTGTCCGTCGCTTGGCAACATCCACTACAGTCACATTGTGGCCAGTGCCTGACTCAGCCGATACATATACGTTAGCGCATTTTTATCTAAGGGGCATGGACAGTATTGATTCAGGTATCAGTGGTAATGCAGATGTTCCGCCACGGTTCGTACCTTGCTTGGTCTCCGGGTTAGCTTATTACATAGCAATGAAAAGACCAGAGGTCGCTGACAGGGTGGGCGCATTGAAACAAGAGTATGAGTTTCAGTTTGAACTTGCGGCAGGAGAAGATCAGGAATCTGCATCTTTACGCTTCATCCCATTTGGCACGTTCTATGGGGGTTCATAATGCCAGCTTATGCTAAGGCTTCAAAAGCATTTGGATTCTGTGACAAGACTGGTTTTCGTTATAAGCTGAGTGATTTAGTTTATGAATACAAAGATGGAACGAGGACAGGATTTCGTGTTGGTCGTGATGTTATGGACCCTGATCAACCGCAAAACTTTTTAGGTCGCGTTCGTATTAATGATCCGCAGGCGTTACGAGACCCAAGGCCAGATAGATTTTCTCAGGGTTTTCGTTTCAGTTATCCTGCTTTAAATGCGGACACATTAGAACCTTTCAGTGGACCCCCGGGGTTGACTGCATCATTAGGCACGGTCACAGTGACCACAACATAATTTTATAGGAGAATTAAAATGCCGTTAGAAATTAAATTAGCAGGGGGTCGAGGGTCTGGACGGTCAGAAGTCAGGACAAGAAAAAAGGATGCCGCTAAAACTCCTAAACGTAAGGGCACCGGATCTTTTAGAAAAAGTGGGCAAGCAGTAATGGCCGCTAAAGGAAGAACAAGTCCGCTTGGTGGTCGTCCTTCTAAAAAAACAGCGGCAAGCTACAAAGTGAAGTCTGGAGACACGCTGTCAGAGATCGCTAAAAAGCGTGGAACTACTATCAAAAAATTAATGGCCGCTAATCCATCTATTAAAAATGCAAATCAAATCAGGGCAGGTCAAACCCTTAAGATGCCGACGGTGGTTAAGAAAGCGTCTAGTCCATACACTGGATTAACAGCAGGACAAATCAAGACGGGAGCTAGGACTGCCAAAGGCGGCGGTATGATGATGAAGAAAACCAAGGGTATGTCGAAAGGCGGAAAAATGCCCATGGCTAAAGATCCTAAAACCGGCAAGATGGTTCCTGCTTTCGCCATTGACGGCAAGGGCAAAATGTCGGGTGGTGGTATGACGAAGAAAACCAAGGGCATGGCTAAAGGTGGTGCCATGAAGAAGACTAAAGGCATGGCTGTTGGCGGAGCGACAAAACGCACTAAAGGCAAAGCGGTTGGCGGAGTTATGAAACGCACCAAGGGAATGGCCGTCGGTGGAGCTACAAAACGTACCAAAGGCATGGCTGTTGGTGGGGCGATGAAGAAAACCAAGGGCATGGCTAAAGGTGGAATGATGAAGAAAACCAAAGGCATGGCCAAGGGTGGAATGATGAAAGGAACTAAGGGATACTCCAGAGGTGGAGTAGCTCGCGGTATGGGCGCGGCTACGAAGGGAGGAAAATTTACTAGAGGTGGCTAATGCCTTACTTAGTTTCTAATTGCCCACAATTTAAGTGTTGGGTACGGAGAGAGTTTACTTGTAATCATCAACGCTATCACGGAGAGTTCATCCACGCGATAGCGTTTGCAGTCAACACAATCCCTGACAGGTCTTTGACGTTTCAGGTGGTGTTTACAGGTTGTGAGATAGACGATGAAAATTCGCCTATAGGTGAAAATATACATGGGGGTGCGATGTGGGCGCGTCTTCCGATACAGGCTCTAGTAGCGGATATTCCGCTCGAAGAGTGGCCGGAACGAATGGAAGATCATATAGCCCAACCTTGGGACTGCATGTCCCGGCACCATGAAACTGTTGTATTTAACAGGGTAAGCTCTAGCCCGTGGCTGGCAAAGATCAACCATGAGTTTTTTGAGGCGAGATATATGTTTACAGTGGATTACACAGATCATGAGATCGCTGATTCAGCGGATCAGCATAAGCAGTCTCATGTCTTGTATATCACTGAGGAGTGTGACTGGCAGGGTAATATCGTAGCTCTCCCTAATAATCGGGTGAGGGCAACAAGTCCGGCACTATGGAGAACGGGAGAGGGCGCACCAGATTTTGCACCGAGTCAACATCTTCACTCAGCAGAGGGACACTCTAGTTATATGGACCCATCGATAACTTTCGATAACTTATATCAGGATTGAAATGAATTACGCAGAACTGACACAGGCAATTAAGGATTACACTGAGAATACAGAGACTACATTTGTTTCTCAGATTCCTACTTTTGTCCGTCAGGCAGAGGAAAGAATTAATAGATCTGTTTTGGTTCCTGAATTGCGTAAAAACGTCAATGCGAACACTACATCGAGTAACAGGTTTCTAGCAGTGCCTAGTGATTTTCTAGCTGTGTTCTCTTTAGCAGTTATTGACGGGAGTAGTAATTATCATTTTATTCTTCCAAAAGATGTCAACTTTATACGAGAGGCGTACCCTGCAACCGGGACAACCGGACAGCCTGAATACTACGCAATCTTTGACTCCTCTAATTTTATTTTAGCACCAACACCTAACAGTAATTACTCCGTACAACTTCACTACTATTACGATCCAGCGTCGATAGTGACATCATCAACAAGCTGGTACGGAGATAATGCAGAAAGTGCTTTGCTATATGGAAGCTTGTTAGAAGCATACACATTTATGAAAGGTGAGCAGGATGTTCTTGCTTTATATCAAGCTAGATACGAAGAGGCGATATCACAACTCTATAATTTAGGAAAGGGTTTGAATCGCGCAGATAGTTATCGTAACGGGGAGTCTAGGGTAACAGCAAGATGATGAATAGTATGGGAATGGGGTCGATATCTCCGGTTCAAATAGTTACTACGAATAATCGAGGACACACACCAGAGGAACTTGCTTCTCTTTGTGCGGATAAAATAATTAGTGTTGCTGACAGTGCAACACCAGAAGTTCGTGATCAAGCTAGGGCTTTCAGACATAGCCTTGAAAGGTTTATCGCGCACTATATGAAACAGGCGATTCGTTCAGATCGGACGACTGTGTATAATGCAATCAGAGACGCTGGTCACGACAAACTAGCTGAATATATAAGGAGACTATAATGGCCTTTAGTGGAAATGCTTTGTGCAATAGCTTTAAAAAAGAACTGCTTGAAGCAGGTCATAATTTTAAAAATAGTGGTGGCAGTGCGTTCAAACTAGCTCTGTTTGATAATAGTGCAGTTCCCTCAGATATGGGGGGATCTGGCAGTACGATGGATGCCAGTGTTACGAACTATGCCACCAACAACGAAATCACTGGCACAGGATATACCGCGAAAGGCGAAGCACTTACTCGCGTTAATCCTTCGCTCGACAGTTCAACTGCGATTACTGATTTTACAGATCTTGTATTTTCGACTGTAACCATTTCTGCTGTGCGCGGTGCTGTGATTTTCAATGATGATGCTAGTAATGATGCTGCGGTTTGTGTTTTGGATTTTGGTGGGGACAAGGCCGCTAGTGCCGGTGACTTCACCGTTGTTTTCCCAACAGCCAATGCGAGTAACGCAATAATCAGAATCGCCTAATTGCGTCGCTAAGGAGACCCTAAAGTGTCTAACGGTTGGGGCGAAGGCGGTTGGGGTCAAGGCGGCTGGCAGGACATTGATGATGTCGCTGTCTTTGAGGGCTGGGGCGCAGACGGCTGGGGCAATTCAGCTTGGGGCCAAGTTGCGGGTATTAGCACTGGAGCGACCGCCAGTGTAGGCTCAGTAACCACAACAACTTCAGTTAGCGTATCTGTCACTGGTGTATCCGCGACCGGTGGCGTT